ACCAAAAAGGGTAATAAATTTGGAGTTTATGTAGATAACGAGTTACTCGATAATAACTACAAAAATGAAAAAGAAGCTCAAAAAGCAGCAAATGATATGATAAAACTGTTAGGAATATAACATGAAGTTAATAACAGAATATGTAGAACAAGAATTAGATGTAATATGTGAGGCTAAGAAAAATGGTGAGAAAAGCTATTTTATCGAAGGCGTCTTTATGCAATCTAATAAAAAGAATAGAAACGGTAGAATATACGAAAAGAAAACTATGGAAAAAGCCTTAGAAAAGTATGTTACCGAACAAGTTAAAACAGGGAGAGCTGTTGGAGAGTTAAATCATCCAGAAGGACCAACAGTAAACCTTGATAAAGTTTCGCACAAGATCACAGACCTGCATTGGCAGGGAAATGATGTTGTGGGTAAGGCATCAATACTTAAAACGCCAATGGGAAAAATAGTCGAAGGACTCCTCGATGGCGGTGTTAAGCTTGGTGTGTCAAGTCGTGGTATGGGAAGTCTTGTACAAAAGAATGGTGTCAGTTATGTGGGGAATGACTTTATGTTATCCACTATAGATATAGTCCAGGACCCTTCAGCTCCAAGTGCATTTGTAAATGGAGTTATGGAAGGTGTTGACTGGGTATGGGATAATGGCATTATTAAAGCACAGGATATTGAAGGAATTGAGACTGAGATAAAAGAAGCGAAAATCGGAAACCTTCCAGAGGTAGAGATTAGAGCCTTTAAAAATTTCCTCTCTAAATTAAATCTAAAATCATAGGAGAAAACTATGTCAGACGACGCTATAAACAATGTTGCTGAAGAAGTAGTTGAAACTGTTGAAGAAGAGCAAGTAGACGAGCTCGTGGAAAATGAAGAAATTTTAGACGAGGAAGTTGAAAGCATTGAAGAAGGCAAGCATGAGGAAGAGGAAGAAGAGCACGAACCTAAAAAGGAAACTGTTCAAACTCCAAAAACCAAAGCAGGCGTAATTCAAGCAGCAGTCGAAATGCTTAAGAAAGCAAGAAAAGAGGACGCGCAAAAAATGTTCTCAAAGATGGCTCTAGGCAGTGATGAAGAAGAATCAGTCAAATCAGCTGACGATGCAGTTAAATCAGTATCAAAGGTTGCAGAACCAAAAGCTAAAGCGAAAGTAGAAGCTATTGATTTTGACGAAGACTTAGAAAACATCATTAAAGAAGAGGCAACTCTTTCTGATGGGTTCCGTGATAAAGCTCAAGCAATCTTCGAAGCAGTGTTAACATCTAAGTTAACATCTGAAATCGACAGATTGGAAGCTGAATACGCGCAAAATCTTGAAGAAGAAGTTTCAGAAGTCCAAGAATCTCTAGTAGAGAAGGTAGATTCATACCTTAACTATGTAGTAGAGGGTTGGATGAAAGAAAATGAAGTAGCAGTAACTAACGGTCTTAGGACTGAAATTGCTGAAGACTTTATGACTTCACTACAATCAGTGTTCAAAGAACACTACATCGAAGTACCAGAAGGTAAGGTTGACCTTGTTGATGAACTCAACGAATCAGTAACTGAACTAGAGGAAACTTTAAATAAAACCACAGAAGATAATATCAAATTACATGAAGCTGTTCAAAACTTTGAAAAGCAAGAAGTAGTAAGAGAACAATCTTCAGGGCTTGCACAAACTGAAGCTGAGAAATTAGCATCTTTAGTGGAAGATATTGAATTCGATAACAAAGAAACTTTTGAAATGAAAGTAAAAACTGTTAAAGAATCATACTTCACAAAAGAAGTTACTGAATCAGTTGATGAAGTGGATAGTTTATTAGGTGAAGATAATGTTTCTGAAGAAGAAACTATGTCAGAGTCTATGAACAGATACACTCAAGCTATAACTCACTTTAAAAAATAAGGGAAATAAAAATGTTTAACGCAGACGCAAAACTAATGGAAAAATGGGGTCCGGTTCTAAATCATGAATCAGCTCCAGAAATTTCCGACAGATATAGAAAAGCTGTAACAGCTAGACTATTAGAAAACCAAGAGGTTGCCCTACAAGAAGAAAGAGCTCAAGCACAAGGAAATTTCATTTCTGAAGCTGCAGCAGCTAACAATATTGGTTCAGGTTCAGCACCGAATAACATCGGTACTTTTGACCCAGTATTAATTTCTTTAGTACGTAGAGCTATGCCTAACTTAATTGCTTATGATATCGCTGGTGTTCAACCAATGAGTGGTCCTACAGGACTTATCTTCGCAATGAAATCAAAATATGCATCACAGAGTGGTACAGAAGCTTTATTTGATGAAGCTGATACAGACTTCTCTGGCACAGGCACACATCAAGCTGACCCAACAGGGTTAAGTGGTGTTGCAGACGCTGACACAGACGGCACAATTGCAGACGAAGCAGATACAGTATCAACATTTGGTTCTGGTCTATCTACTGCAGCTGCTGAGAGATTAGGTGTTGGTGAAACTGGTGACGGTTCTTACGGCGAAATGGCTTTCACTATTGAGAAATCAACAGTAACAGCTAAATCAAGAGCTCTAAAAGCTGAATACACAATGGAACTAGCGCAAGACCTTAAAGCAATCCACGGATTGGATGCTGAAGGCGAACTTGCAAACATCTTATCTGCTGAAATCTTAGCTGAAATCAATAGAGAAGTTGTTAGAACAGTTCTTAAAACTGCAAAAATTGGTGCATTACAAACATCTACTGCTGTAAGTGGTATATTTGATGTAAACACTGATTCAGACGGAAGATGGATGGTTGAGAGATTCAAAGGCTTAATCATGCAGATTGAAAGAGAATGTAATGTTATCGCTAAAGAAACAAGAAGAGGAAAAGGTAATTTCGTTATCTGTTCTTCAGATGTTGCTTCAGCATTAGCAGCTGCAGGTCTTTTAGACTATACTCCGGCTTTAAGTGCAAACTTAAATGTTGATGACACAGGTAATACTTTTGCTGGTGTTCTTAACGGAAGAGTAAAGGTTTATATTGACCCATATTCAACTGTTGACTTCGTTTGTGTTGGTTACAGAGGTACTAACCCATACGATGCTGGTTTATTCTACTGCCCATACGTTCCTTTAACCATGGTTAAAGCCGTTGGTGAGAATGACTTCCAGCCAAGAATAGGATTCAAAACAAGATACGGAATGGTTGCTAACCCTTACGTAGCTCTTGACAATGTTGGTTCAGATAGATCTAACCAGTATTTCAGAATCTTCAGAGTTGACGACATTATGGTGTAAACCTAATTAGTTAAATCTAATTCTTTAAAGGGACTTTTCGGAGTCCCTTTTTTTATGTTAGTATTTTAGCGTGTATAAATAACTATATGGCAACATTAACTACAAACAAAAACTTTCTTAGCCCAGTAGGGTTTCAATTAAAAGTAGACCATACATTATATCCCAATTTGGAATATTTTGTAGTTGCGGCTACATTACCATCAATTAATTTAACTGCATCTGAAATGCCATACCGTGGTGTGAATTTATCATTTACAGGTGACCGATTGGCTTTTGATGATTTATCAATTAGAGCTAATATTACTGAAAACATGGAAAATTATATTGAAACTTTTGATTGGATGCATAATTTAATACAAAATAAGAATGCAGAAGACCTAAAGGTTGATGGTACATTATTGGTACTTTCATCACATAACAATGTAACAAAGGAAATTAAGTTTTCTGGTCTGTTTCCAACAAGTTTAAGTGCTGTAGAATTTGATGCACAAGCTGATAGTGTTGAGTATGCCCAAATGGATATAACATTCTCATACACAAACTTTGAATTTAAAACCTAAACAGGTTTACTTTTACACAGAAATGTGTTATAATATATAATATGAATAATTTAGAAGCTATAATTGAAATGTGGAAAAAGGATAGTGTTATCGAAGAGATGGAACTCGGAGAGGCATCTAGACAATCTGCAAAGTTACATTCCAAATACCTAGAGCTATATTCCGTAAACAAACTAAAACTTAAAAAGTTAGAAATGGACTTTAAAATACTATTACGTGATAAATTTAATCACTATAATGGTAAGTTATCACAAGAGGAATTGGATAATAAAGGTTGGGATTATGACCCATTAAATGGTCTAACTGTATTGAAAGGCGATATGGATAAATACTATGATGCTGACCCGGTAATACAGGAACATCAAGCAAAAATTCACTATACACAAGAAATGGTTGATACATTAAAAGAAATTATGGATAATATTAAGTGGAGACATCAGTCGATTAAAAATGCCATTGAGTGGCATAAATTCACATCAGGTATGTAATAAGATGTTTATTTGTATAAATAATATAAACAGAAAAGGTAATGCGACAACACTACCTTTCCCTAAACACAATTAAATTTAAGAGGAATTTAACCATGTCTAAAAGTATTTATACACCTACAGAACAATTTTGTAATGAACACTATTATCCTATTTCACATGAATCAGCACCTACTGATGCGATACTTTCAGGTTGGGGCGGTATTACACCAACAACTTGGACTAAGGGAAATATACCGTGGAATAAAGGAAAGAAATGTCCACAATTATCAGAGGACAAAAAACAATATTGGGCCCAATGGAAAGCAGATAATCCTGGTTATAAAGAGAAGTGGAAGAAAAGAGAAAAGACTGGATGGAATTTAAATTCAAATAATATTATGAATATAAATAAAACAAAGGTTAAATGTCCTCATTGTAATAAAAGAGGCAATCCTGGTAATATGGCCCGATGGCACTTTGATAAATGCAAGAAAAACTCATCGTAAGTAAATTAAACGAAACATTCTTACACATTGATACTGAACCAAGTATTGAACGAGAATTATCTGAACACTTCTGTTTTTTTGTTCCCGGTTATAAATTTATGCCCAGCTATCGCAATCGTGTATGGGATGGCAAAATTAGGTTATTCGACCAAAGAAAAAAGACACTATATACAGGTTTATACAAATACTTAAAAGAGTTTTGTGAACCTCGTAATTACCATATTATTATAGATGATAAAAATGGTAACCCAGAAACCAAACATCAAATAGATACAAAATATATAACCGATGGTTTATCACTTACAGCTGGTGGTAACCCAATCACACCTAGAGATTATCAGATAGAAGCTTTGGACCATGCATTATCCAATCGTAAAAGCCTATTATTATCTCCTACAGCTTCAGGTAAATCACTTATTATATACATGGCGATAAGGTCATTCCTTGATTCTAATGATTCTAATGCTCTCTTAATAGTACCAACAACATCTTTAGTAGAGCAAATGTATTCAGACTTTGGCGATTATTCACAAACAGATGAATGGAATCATGAAAATGAATGTCATAGGATATATTCTGGTAGGGAAAAATATAACATAAACAAAAGAGTTATTATTACAACATGGCAATCCATTTATAAGGAAAAATTAGATTGGTTCCAAGATTATGGTATGGTAATAGGAGACGAAGCTCATCAATTTAAAGCTAAATCATTAACATCAATATTAGAAAAATGTGTAAATGCAGAACTTCGTATGGGAACTACAGGAACACTTGATGGAACACAAACACATCAATTAGTACTAGAAGGTTTGTTTGGTCCTGTTTATAAGGTAACTACTTCAAAAGAATTAATGGATAGAGGTTCATTAAGTCAATTATATATATCTGTATTGATTTTAAAATACCATGATAATTTATGTAAAGCACATATTAAGAATAGTTATCAACAGGAGCTTGATTTTATTGTAGGATATGACCCAAGGAACCAATTCATCGCGAACTTGGCTAGAGACCAAAAGGGTAATACATTAGTACTTTTTAATTATGTAGAAAAACATGGTAAACCATTACACAGGTTATTACAAGATAAAATAGATAAGGATAGGAAACTATTTTATGTATCAGGAGAAACAGATGTCGACACAAGAGAATCAGTCCGTGAGATTACTGAAAAAGAAAAGAACGCCATTATTGTTGCTTCCATTGGAACTTTTAGCACTGGTATTAACATTAGGAATTTACATAACATTATCTTTGCTTCTCCAAGTAAAAGTCAAATTAGAGTCCTTCAATCGATAGGAAGAGGATTAAGAAAATCAGAAGATGGAAGAGATACAAAGTTATATGACATCGCAGATGATTTACATTGGAAGAGTAATAAGAACTATACCCTTCAGCATGCTGCTGAAAGAATAAAAATTTATTCCAAAGAAAAATTTAAATACAAACTATACGATATAAATATATAATATGGATAACTTAAATATAAGACAATTTAAACTTATTAATGGAGAAGATGTTATTGGTGTTCTGAATGTAAAGAATGATAATAACTATATAATAGAAAGACCAGTCGTATTGCTACCTAATTTACTAGGGAATATGCAATTTGCTCATTGGTTTCCATTATCGTCTCAAAAGGTATTTAAGTTATATAAAAACCGTGTGGTACATCATGTTCCTATAGATGAGTACTTACACAAAACATACATTGATTTCGTCTTGAATACACAGAGACCAGAATACAAACTTCAGACCATGAATGAAGCAGTACAAGATATGGTTACTAGAGAGAGGGAATTGATAGAAGACTACCTGGATGTACCAGAACCCAAGGAAACAATACATTAGTTTAGTATACCTCTGGCCCCTGCCAATACTATATTATTATATCACAAAACTGGGCAAATGTAAACACGCAGGTTAAAACTTTTTATGTTTACTTTTGATTGAAAGTATGATATAATATAACATTATGGAGAAAAAATAAAATGTCAGCTAAAGCGAAAGCAAAACCACATTACGTTAACAATAGAGACTTTTCTGAAGCCGTTATGGACTATGCAACTAGAGCTCAAAAGGCAAAAGCAAAAGATATAAAACCACCTACAGTAGATGATTATATAGCTAAATGTTTTATAAGAATCGCAGAGGGTTTATCACATAGGCCAAACTTTGTACGATATACTTATAGAGAAGAAATGGTTATGGATGCTGTAGAAAATTGTCTTAGGGCAATAGGTAATTATAATATCGAAGCCTCAACTCGGACAGGAAAACCTAATGCGTTTTCGTATTTTACTCAAATATGTTATTTTGCATTTATCCGTAGGATTACCAAGGAGAAGAAGCAACAAGACATTAAATTTAGATTCATAGAGAAAATGGGTATTGAAGATTTTGTACAAATGGGTATGGACAATGAAGGAGCCGAACAAACAATGGCTTATGTAGATACACTTCGTCAAAGAATTAGTACCGTAAGGCAAAAAGATATAGCAATAAAAGAATTTGCTAAAAAGGAAAAGAAAGCTAAAAAACTGGAGTTATTCATGTCATGAAACATTTAAGCGAAAAACAAAGACAAAGAGGTATTAGGTTAACCAAAAGCAGAACAGCTAAAAACCTAAAAAGAAAAGCAAAAAGAAAAGTGATTAATTTACAAGAACAAAGGGTCAAAATAGCGGCCAGAAGGATAGGTAAACTACAGAGAAGAATGGTAAAAGAACAAATGAGGATGGCCCGTGAAAGTAGCAATTCTTAATGATACCCATTGTGGGGTAAGAAATTCATCTGATATCTTTCTTAAATATCAAGAACGCTTTTACGAAGAGATATTTTTCCCTTATTTAAAAGAACACAATATATCACAAATACTTCACTTAGGTGATTATTATGAACATCGTAAATTTGTTAACTTTAAAGCACTTAATGCAAATAGGAAACACTTCTTAGAACCATTAAGAGATTCAGGTATTACTATGGATATTATTCCAGGTAACCATGATGTATACTTTAAAAACACAAATGAACTATGTTCTCTTAAAGAGTTATTAGGGTATTTTACATCTAATGTCAATATCGTTATGAAGCCAACAGTGCTTGATTATGATGGTCTTGGTGTTGGTGTTGTGCCGTGGATTAATAATCAAAATTATAATGAATATATGAATTGGATTGCTCAATGTAAAGCACCGATACTTGGAGCTCATTTAGAGTTAAAAGGTTTTGAAATGATGGCTGGAATACCTAACCCTCACGGTATGGACCCATCAGATGCTTTTTCAAGGTTTGAAATGGTTCTATCTGGACACTTTCACACAAAATCAAGTAGAGATAATGTTCACTATCTAGGTTCACAAATGGAATTCACTTGGGCAGATGTTGATGACCCAAAATACTTCCATGTATTGGACACAGAAACAAGAGAAATTACACCAGTCAGAAATCCCATCACTATGTTTAAAAAGGTAATATATGATGATACCAAAACAGACTATAGTAAAATAGATGTAAAACAATTCGAACGCAAGTTCATTAAATTAATTGTTATAAATAAAAATGACCTTTATATGTTTGACCAATTTGTGGATAGATTACAAAGTATTGAAACATATGAACTAAAGATTGCAGAATCTTTTGAAGAGTATCTGGGAGAAAGCGTGGAAGACGAGAAAATATCCCTTGAAGATACTACCACACTTTTGGATTCATATGTTGATGCAGTGGAAACTGACTTGGACAAAGACCATTTAAAGGTTGAATTGAGAAAACTCTATACGGAGGCACAAAACCTCGAGGTAGTATGATAAACTTTAAATCATGTACATGGCAGAATTTTCTGTCCACTGGTAATGACCCTATTACAATACAATTGGATAGGACCCCTTCAACACTCATCGTAGGACAAAACGGTGCAGGTAAATCAACTTTATTAGACGCTTTATCATTTGGTCTCTTTGGTAAACCCCATAGAGATATTGGTAAAATGCAATTAGTTAACTCTATTAATGGCAAGAAAACTCTTGTTGAAGTAGAATTTACAATTGGTAACCAAGAATTTAAAATCGTTCGTGGTATAAAACCTAATAGGTTTGAAATATGGCAGAATGGTAATATGACTAATCAGGCTTCTAATATGCGTGATTATCAAAAATTCCTTGAAACCAATATATTAAAATTAAATCATAAATCATTTCACCAGGTTGTTGTATTAGGAAGTAGTTCTTTTATTCCATTTATGCAACTACCAGCATGGTCAAGAAGAGCAGTCATAGAGGACTTATTGGATATTAATATATTCTCTAAAATGAATACACTTTTAAAAGAGCGTAATGTTAAAATCAAAGACCAACTGACTGATATTAACCACCAAATTGATTTATTAAATACAAAGATTGATTCACAATCTAAATACATTAAGAGTTTAGAGGCTTTAAACCAGGACCAAATTGATGGTAAAAGAGAATCTATTAAAACCCATAAACAGGATATTGATGGTATATTTGAAGAATCAAAGGAACTTGGTAAAAATTTATCAGCACTTATTACTGAAGAGGAAAAAAGAAATAAATACCATTTAGAGAAAATGTCAGAGGTTAAATCACTGGACAATGAATTTAATAATAAAATTAAATCATTAGTGCATGATGCTAAGTTCTATGAAGAAAATGACCAATGTCCATCTTGTGACCAACCAATAACTGAGGTAATCAAAGATGATAAAATATCTAAAATTAAAAGCAATGCTGCTGATGTTCAAAGTGAGATGGAAAATCTTAGAAAAGAAATTAGAACAACTGAACAAGAAGGCCAAACAATTGCCAACCACCTCAATGAACTCAGACAAAGACAACAAAAAATAAATGCAAACAATGAAAAGATTGCTCTCTTACAAAGAGAAATAGATAAAGTTCAAAAAGAGATTAATTCACTTACTACACAGACTGGTGATTCAGGTAAAGCCAAAAAAGAACTATCTGGTCTGAGAAAAGGTAAAGAGAAAGCAACAGAAAATAAATTAGAATATATTGAAGAAAGAACTTATAACGAAGTAATAGGAGAAATGTTAAAAGATACTGGTATTAAAACTAAAGTTATCAAACAATATTTACCTGTTATGAATAGGTTAATTAATTCATATTTACAGATTTTGGATTTCTTTGTAGCATTTCACTTAGATGAAAACTTTAATGAAACCATTAGGTCACGCCATCGTGATTCATTTAACTACGCCTCATTTAGTGAAGGTGAAAAACAAAGAATCGATTTATCGTTGTTGTTTACTTGGAGGCAAATAGCCAAACTCAAGAATAGTGCAGCAACTAATCTGCTGATACTCGATGAAACCTTTGACAGTTCTTTGGACCACGATGGTATCGAAAACCTTACCAAAATTCTAACTACATTAGAAGATGGTACTAATGTCTTTATTATATCTCATAAAGGAGAAATATTAGAGAATAAGTTTAGGTCAAAAATAGAGTTCTTTAAACAAAAGAATTTCTCTAAAATTAAATAGTCGTGGGGCTATAGCTCAGTAGGGAGAGCGATTGGTTTGCAACCAATAGGTCGTGGGTTCGATTCCCTCTAGCTCCACCATTTCAAAGTTTTGTTACATTTGTGTAACAACTATGTTACAATCTTGTTACTTTTACAAAAAAGTGTTTACATTTGCTCTAGCTATGGTATAATAGTACCATAATTTAATGATAAGGAGTGAATTATGATACATAAACTACAACAATTAGGACTCTTAGATTGGGACTTCGTTTCAACTTTTGGTGGTCTTTTACTATTAATCACTTTAGGGCAAATTGTATAATGAAACATAAATCAATACTAGCAAAACTAATGGCCAAAGAAGATATTACTGTTCAATATGGTAACTATCACACAGCGTGGTTCGATATTAAAGATAGAGTATTAGGATTACCTCAATGGAAAGATATGGGTAATGATGTTGCTGACCTATTAATTGGTCACGAAGTTGGTCATGCATTATACACTCCATTCGAAGGTTGGCATGACAGCCCTGAAAAACTAGAGGGTTGCCCTAGGTCATATATTAATGTTATCGAAGACGCCAGGATCGAAAGACACATAAAAGAAAATTATGCCGGTCTTGTTGGCCCTATGTCCAGAGGATATAAAAAATTATTTGATGATGGTTTCTTTGGAGATGATATTGTTAACACAGATTGGAATAATATTAAATTAATCGATAAAATTAACCTAAAGGCTAAAGTTGGTAATTTACTAGATGTACCTTTTAATTCTGAGGAAATTGTATATTACCAAAGAGCAATGAAAACACAAACCTTTGCTGAGGTATTGGATTTGGTTAGAGATGTTCTTGCATATACTAAAGAAAATCAAGAAGAACTAATTAAACGACCTGAGCCACAATCTTCAAAAGAAGAAACTCCTGGAAAACAAGAACAAGAACAAACTGGACCAAGTGGTCATGATGATTATGATAAGGAGGAATCAAATGCCGAACAAGATACTAAGACAGAAGCTTCTAACCAAGAAACAGATACCGAGGAATCAGGAGCTACCGAAAATCAATCTACTGCAGGAGATGAAAGTGATGATGAGCAATACCAAGGGAATGTCGAAAATCAAACTCCGATGGAAGAAGATGTTTCTGAAACTGATGAAACGTTCAGAAGAAAAGAACACACTCTCTTAGATAAAGACGAAAGAGGTGAGCAAATCTCTATTGGTAATGAATTCAGAAAAGAAATATCTGACAGAATTGTTATATCATACGAAGAGTTGGCCGCTGACAGAAAGGCAAAAACTGATATTAAAAACTATGAAAACTACAGAGCAGAGTTTAAGTCATATTTAAAAGAAGTTAAAAGAAATACTAATTATGCTGTTAAAGAGTTCGAAATGAGAAAAGCAGCTTACAGATATACCAGAGCTCAAACTGCAAAAACTGGTTCAATCGATGTTAACAGATTATGGTCATATAAAACCAATGATGATATCTTTGCAAGAGTTACTAAATTGGCTGATGCTAAAAACCATGGCATGATGATGTTAATTGATTACTCTGGCTCAATGTCAAACACAATGGCTCAGGTCATGGACCAATTATTACATTTGGTTGTTTTCTGTAAAACAGTTAACATACCATTCGATGTTTATGGGTTTACTTCTACTAATGTCAATCTAGGCAGAGATGGTTGGGGTTATGCGGCCGATGATTATACTGGACCTGATACAAGAGAGAGTGAATTACATCACGGTGGATTATCAATGCCTCAGATTATCAACTCTAAGCTAAAAAAGAATGATTACGAAGATGCGTTATTCCACATTTATCTCAGAAAGGTTCTTTGTACTAGTGAATATTCATATGACGAAAGAGCAATTCTTTCTAAGTTTGAGGAATATGGTTCAACTCCATTAAACGAGGCTCTTGTTAAAACTCACAGCCTTATTAAAACATTTAAAAATAAGAATGCAGTTGACAAAATGAACCTGGTTATTTTATCAGACGGCGATGCAAACAGATGCCAAATTGCAAAATCATCTAAAATTAAATATATTGATAGTGCTAATTATGGCAAATGTTTAATTAACATTGACGGCCAAAAGGTTAATTTACCTGATAGAGGCAGACGAGGAACTAAAGCTCTTTTGGAAAATATTCAAAAGAGATATGGAGTTAAAACTCTTGGTTTCTTTATTGCTGATGGTTCATCTAATTTCTGGTACAAAATATCAGACGCCAGAGTTGATGGCGAAGGATATGGAATGTATGACAATGATGACCGTAAGCCATATAACAGACAATATGCAAAATACAAATGTGTTACTTTTCAAGATACTCTTGGATATAACGAGTACTATATTGTTAAAAATGGTAAGTTCTTAAATACTGAGGACGATGGATTCGATGTTGCCGAAGATGCAACAAAGGGTCAAATACAATCACAGTTTAAGAAATACAGTAAGTCTAAGAAAAATAACAAAACTTTACTTACAAATTTTGGAAAGGCCGTGGCCTAATGTTACAGGAGTGTTACATTTGTGTAACATTTTTGTAACTTTTTATAATAGCGTGTTTACATTATACCTAAAGTGTAGTATAATGGTACACATAATAAATTGATAAGGAGACTATATTATGCAAAACTTGAAAACTTCAACTACTATATTACTTAAGGACCTGGTATCTAGATATCCGGACCAAGAGCACTTCAGAAAATCTACAATCGTAGATGCTGGTAAAGCTCTTGGATATACTGGTAAGGACTGGGACCCAATTCTAACTAAAGACAATAGAGTTAAAATAGGTACATATGACCTATCGGCTCTTATCGAACCAATCAGAGCTGAGGTTCTGAATTCATCTGTTGTGAATCCAACAATGCCTGCTAATGCAGCGCAGATGCAATCCATCGTTAACGAAGAAAAAACCTTCGCTTCTGAGGACCCAACATTTATCGCATGGGGTGCTTTCCATGACATCGTTAAAATAATTAAATCAAATATGTTTTACCCTACATATATCTCTGGCTTATCAGGGAATGGTAAAACATTTATGGTAGAACAGGCTTGTGCTAAAGTTAAAAAAGAATTCATCAGAGTTCAAATCAACCCTGAAACTGACGAAGATGATTTGTTAGGTGGTTTTAGATTAATCAATGGAGAAACTGTCTTCGCAAAAGGCCCTGTCTTAAAAGCAATGGAGAACGGTGCAATATTACTTCTGGACGAAATCGATAGAGCAACAAATAAAATTATGTGTCTCCAAGGTATCCTTGAAGGTAAACCTGTTCTTGTTAAAAAGACTGGTGAAATTGTAAAACCTGCTGAAGGGTTTAATGTTATCGCTACTGCCAATACAAAAGGTAAAGGTTCTGAGGATGGCAGATTTACTGCTGCTTCAATTATCGATGAAGCTTTCCTTGAAAGGTTTACCATTTCAGTTGACCAACAATTCCCTGGTATGGGTGTCGAAAAGAAAATCGTATTGAAACATATGGAAAAGTTCGGTGCAACTGATGATGACTTTGCAGATAAATTGGTTATATGGGCTGACATTATCAGAAAAACTTTTTACGATGATGGTGTGGACGAAGTCATTTCAACAAGAAGGCTTTGCCATATTGTTCAAACCTTCTCAATATTTAACAAGAGAGACAAGGCAATTGACCTATGTATCTCAAGGTTTGATGATGATACCAAATCAGCTTTCTTAGATCTTTACACAAAGGTTGACGAAGATGCATTAGGCGAATATTCTGAAGAGGAGGTAGTGTAATGGCTATTAAATCATGTAGAAAACTTAAATCAACAATAAAAAAACTTCCTATTAGAAATGATTTTAATAATGAAGGTACTTTATTTGGTATGAAAAAATTAACTCTTGATACACTTAGTGTTCAATCACTCACGGGTAATAATACTACTGGAGCGGCTTCTTCGCGTGGCATTTATTGGTGGAAGGTTGATAATAGAGTAATTTATATTGGTAAATCAGAAAAACCAGGCTCTTCTATTTCGCATAGACAATCTTCTCATTTTAATACGTTTAGAAATCAAGAGTCTACTAGAGAAGCAACTGGGAAAAAATTAAAAGAGTTTATGGAAAAATGCGAATTATCAGAAATAACAATATCAATTTTTTATATTTCAGAAGATGATGAGGCGACTATATGTGCCTATGAAACACGAGCTATAGAAGAGTATAAACCAATATTAAATAATTAGTAATATGTTTAGTAAAAAGAAACAAAAACCAGATTTTAAATTTAACGAGGGAGCTCTGATTGAAGAGCTCCTGAATTATGTAAGTAAAACCTATGATGGTCATTACAGTAAAAACAAATTTCAATCAACGGAATTTATAATTGACTGTGACCATGGTATGGGTTTTGCTTTAGGGAATGTACTAAAATACGCACAGAGGTATGGCAAAAAACAAGGATACAATAGGGCTGACTTATTGAAAATACTACATTATGCCCTTATCGCATTACACGTACATGATAAAAATGAAAAAGAGGGTTTACAATGACCTCTTTTTATGATATAATAGTAACTATTAACTATGGAGAATAATATGCAATTATCGCAAGATACCATCGCGGTATTAACTAACTTTGGAAGTATCAATTCCAATATCGTCCTCAGACCAGGACAACAGCTAAAGACTATATCTGAAGCTAAAAACATTCTGGCTGTGGCTGATATTGTAGAGGATTTTCCTGCTGATATGGGTATATATGATTTAAATGAATTTTTATCTACCTATTCATTGGTTGATGACGCAACACTAGTGTTCGAGGATAACTCGGTTCAAATTAAAAATAATACCAATAAGGTAAAATTTTATTTTGCAGAACCAAGTATTCTGACAACACCAGATAAAGATATCACAATGCCTAGCTGTGAGGTTAATGTCGTTCTAACAGAAGAGATGTTATCCAAAACTAAAAAGGCTGCTTCTGTATTGGGACACACTGATGTCGCCATTATAGGAGACGATGAATCAATATCTGTGAAGGTATTTGACACTAAAGATTCTAGTGCCAATACTTTTGAAACCGAATTAGGACCAAATACAACTGGTCATAAGTTTTCGTTCGTGATGAACATATCTAATATGAAAATCATTGACGGAGAGTACGATGTACAAATATCATCTAAATTGATTTCAAAGTGGACTAATAAGAACAAACCTGTATCTTATTTTATCGCTTTAGAAAAATCAAGTTCATTTGGTGTATAAATACATTGTGAGTAATAAAAAGATGCCGAAAGGGTCTTTTTATTTTGTTAACTATCTTTGCAAAGGAGAAACAAAATGGCAGAAGAAGTGAAAAATGAAAACGCTGAAACAGAAGCAGTTCAGTTGTCTTTACAAGACATCGCTACTATGGTACAAATAATTGATATTTGTTCTAAAAGGGGTGGATTTGAAGGTCAAGAACTAGAAGCAGTTGGTGGATTAAGGAACAGAACAGTTACTTTCCTCAACGCGGCATCTAAAAATGGCGAAACACCTGAGGGTCAAGTACCTGAAGTTGAAGCTGTTGAAGAAGATTCAGCAGAATAAATTATGGGGAGGCTTCTGCCTCCCTACTTTTACATTATAGGATATATTATGGAAACAAATGAAAAAGCCAAATTGCTCGAGGCTTTACAAACAGGGCATGTCACAGTAACATTCAAAAAAATAGATACAGGCGAATTAAGAATAATGCCATGTACTCTAAAACCAGAAACTCTACAAGAGGCTGGTGTCACAATATCAATAGATTATTCAGCAACAGGAATGGAAGCATTTCCGGTATGGTCATTAGACAAAAATGCATGGAGAAGTTTCAGGTTGGACACAGTTGTTCAATGGGATACTAATTCACCAAGTCAATTCAGAGTCGTAGATGATGCTGGAGTTGATATGGAAACAGGTAAAATGGTATGAATGAATATTTATGGGTTGAAAAATACAGACCTCAGACAATAGAGGACACAATACTACCTGTAGCCTTAAAGGATACATTCAGACAGATACTAGAGAATAAAGAATTACCAAATTTGTTATTCACTGGTACTGCAGGGGTAGGTAAAACAACAGTCGCTAAGGCAATATGTAATGAATTAGATTTGGATTACCTATTAATCAATGGTTCTGAAGAAGGTAACATTGATACACTTAGGCACAAAATTAAACAATTTGCATCAACTGTAAGTTTACAGGGTGGATACAAGGTGGTGATTTTAGATGAAGCAGACTATCTAAACCCCCAGTCCACCCAACCCGCACTTAGAGGATTCATTGAAGAGTTTAGTAACAATTGTAGGTTCATAATGACCTGTAATTTTAAGAATAGAATCATTGAGCCATTACATTCTAGGTGTTCGGTTGTTGAATTTAATGTCAAAAAGAACGACCTAGCTGAACTGTGTTCATCGTTTATGGCCCGTGTAACCACTATCCTTAACACAGAACAGTGCGGGTACGATGAGCCTGTTATCGCAGAGCTCATTATGAAGCATATGCCAGACTGGAGACGTGTTCTTAACGAACTACAAAGGTATTCTTTATCTGGTAATATTGATTCAGGTATATTGGTTAATATACAAGAGGTATCGCTAAACAATCTAATGGCAGCGATGAAGGATAAAAATTTTAAACAAATGAGACAATGGGTAACCGATAACATTGATGTTGAACCTGCTGCTCTATTCAGAAAGATATATGACAATATGTACGAACATGTGGACCCACAAAGTATTCCACAACTAGTGCTTATATTGGCTGATTATCAATACAAGAATAGTTTTGTGGCAGACCATGAATTAAATATGGTTGCATGTTGTACTGAAATTATGGCAGGAGTGAAATTTAAATGAAAAAATATATAATTAATCCAATTACAGGAGAGGAAACAATCCTCGAAGATACAGACCCAACTTGGAACGTGGTTGAAATACATTACAGTGGAGAGGATAAAAAGTATAGAGCAGTTCAATATAACACCACTAAAGTTATTATTGCTGAAAGAACTTTTAATACAAAAGAAATGGCAGAGGCTTATATCTCTCAACAATCATGAGTCCATTTGATTATATAAACGATATTACCTATGGCAAAAAAGGTATCATGGTTGATGATATTGCAGAAAAAGAATATAATGCATTTATCATTAATCGTGGACTCTCTATGTACCCAGATACTATTCTCTTTGCTAATGAGATGAATATACATCATAATCTAGACCATCGGCTTCAGTACGATTTTTTTATAAATATAATTAGAAAGAACAAAAGGTGGTCGAAGTGGATTAAACCACAAGAGGTCACTAATATTGAACTAATTAAAGAATATTATGGATATAGCAATGAAAAAGCTAAATCTGTTTTATCATTATTCAGTGCAGAACAAATCGCTGATTTGAAACAAAGGATTTACAAAGGTGGAAAACGAAAATAAAGAAATCACAAATTGGCAACCAACTGATATGTTGGAAGTCACACTCAATGAACCAGACGACTTTTTAAAAATACGTGAAACATTAACACGTATTGGAGTCGCATCACGCAAAGA